TCTTTGCCATTTCAGCTGAAGCATCTGATGGTTTTGTTGTTGGTGCAGTTGCAGACTTTGATGATGGTGTGATCTTGTGTGAATCATCATCTGGTTTTGCATTTTGTGGTGTTGGACCACCTGCATCATGAATTTCTGCGCCTTCTGGTTTTTCCATAGGTGCAGCGTTCTTTCCTTTGGTGCCAGAAAGAATTTCGGCTGCTGCCTCAAAAAGTTTATTTGTTGCCATTGAAAATCTCCTTTTGTTTATTTATTTATAATAATTAAAGTTTTGATAAAAAATTTTCGAAGAGTTTCAGTGAAACTTCTTCTATTTGCTTACTTGAGGCTTTTCTAATTTGCTTTCTTGAGTTATCAATGTCGATCTCTACGAAACGACCCTCAACAAATAGCCATTCTTTGCCTTCCATAATACCATTTACAAATGCACCAGGTGCTGATGGATCTGCAACAATATCTGCAGCTGTAGCAAGACGAAAATCATCCTGCACAACATTGACACCCTCATTATTAGCAACTAATGAACCCATACCTCTTGATGATACACCTAGACTAACACCCGAATCAATAAAGTTTTTAACAATATTACCATAAGGTGTTTCTAAGATCATTGCTTTACCAACAAAAGTATTGCCTTCTTTAGTCAAACTAACAATTTTGTGTGATACTCTTTCTAAATTAATACTTGGAGTATCTGGATGTCCTAACTCTCCTAAAGCACGATTGGTATTAATATACTCTTCAGTATATCTTTGAACTTCACGCTCTAGAATAGGCATCTTATAAATTCTTCTATTCTTATTTGGTTCTTCAGCAACTAAAAATCGTCCTTCAATAAACAATGATTTTTTACCTGCTTCGTTTGATTCAGTAATATAATTTACTGATTCAATATTTTCTCTAATTAGTTTCATAGTAGTTATTCCGATTAAGCAAATGCTTGGCTATAAACATCGTTAGCATAATTAGCATGTTTAGATACTTCCATAATGATTGATCCACCTGTTGCAATAGTGCATACAATGTTTGCCGTTGAAGTGTTGGATATTGCATATCCAAATTCATCAAATTTCATATCACCAGTTTGATATAATGATAACAATGTTGGTCCGCCTGTTCTTGAAATGGTAATAGAACCATTAGTAGACCAAGTAATTCTACGAAGAGAAGCTGATGTTATTGTTTCTTGAGCAGAAGCTGAAAGATCGGTTAACTGAATGGTATAAGTTGCTGGACCTTCAGCACGAACAATACTAGTACCTTTTCTTGAATTTGTTACTTCATAAGTCATTTTACTTTATCCCCATTGAGTTGCGGCGGCGAATTGATTGTTTTCTTCTCATCAATACTCTTCTAATTTTCGCACGACCTTTTGTTTTCCAATATCTTTTTAACATTCTAGCTTTGTGAATTCTTGTAGTTGCAGGAATTCGTTTAACTGTATTACCAGAAAGTCTATAACCTTTTATTGCAGATTTACGAACATTTCGTTGAAGAACTATTTTATTCTTTTTGTTTCTACGAATTCTTCGTCTAATCTTTAAAACTCTTCCTTGTTTGATAACATTTGCTTCATCTAATTCAATTTCTTCAAATGAACTTTCGGCAACATATCTCTTTGCTTCTTCTAATCTCTTTTGAGTAATTTCATTTAGTTTGGCAAATATTAATTCTTTTGCTTCACTGAGTCTATTACTTAAAATTAAATCTATAATCATTTGGCACGCTTAAAAGCAAAGTCGGAGGCTTTTTGAAAATGACTAGGACTTTTATGTACCATAGCTGCAAACTTCTTTTTATTCTGATCATTCAATGCATTATGAACTTGTGTTAATGCTGATGCAGTAAAATGATCTACCTTACGTGTTTGACCTGATGCAAACTTTACAGAACTTGCAGATTTATTAGATACAATCTTATGTAGTGTATCCATAACTGCCTCTTCTAATTCTACTTCTTCGGATTGTGTGACCGCATCAACTGATTTATCATTTGAATATGGTATACTAAAATACTTTTTAAGTTTATCATTATAGTATAAAGCAATCTTAGTATCATCTGGATACAAACGAATTGCTTTTCTTTTCAATACCAATACATTAGGAGGATCACCTTTAAGGTTATCTTCTTCTATAATTTCAAATTCTTCTTTAATCTTATCTTCATCATCACCAATATCTGGTGCATCTTGTCCAATTTTAATACGATGCGACCTTACTTTTTGTCCATTTGCACCAATTTTAAAATCTGATGTAGCAATAACACCTTCATCTAAATCTTCTCTTACTGCTCTACGTGCCTGTGAGAAGATTTGTTTATTATTGGTAATAACATCTACCATTTTATTGAAGATGTTTTGAATGATTGCTCTATCAGCAGGAGAGAAATTTGGTTTATCTTCTTCCATTTTACCAAGAATTTTATGTAATCTTTGTATCTGTGCTTTGTTACCTAAACCAGCACGTACCAAAATATCAAACTTGGAATAGTCTGATTTTTCTTCTTCTACGATTGATTTAAATTCTTGTAATGATTTCATCTTACTCTGTTTCTGAGGTTTCTACTTCGGGTTGATTACCAAATAAAGAACTTGCAATTTCTTGTTTACGTCCTTCTAAATTCTCAAAAGCACGAGCGGCCAATAACTCTTCAAGTGCATCTTTAGCACCTACGTTATCTCCTTGACCTACTAAATCTATAAAATTTCTAATTTGTTCCATAATATTCTCCTTATTTCATATTTATAACTTTGGAATACTTTTCTACCTGTTTATCTAATTCAGGTGTTTCCGATTCGTTTGAACCTTTATCTGCAGTATTATCTACTGGTGGATATTGTTCAGGTGTTGCTTGTTCTTGATCTTGACCCAATGGTTGTCCATCAGGTGCAGTTTGTTCAGGTTGTGGTTCTGCATCAATTTGTTTTTGCATCTCTTCAATTTCTTCATCAGTCAAACGCAATACATTTTTCTTTACCCATTCTTGTGAGTAATACTTACCAACATATGGTTCAACTAAATTAAGAATTGATAATCTTTGTTGAAGTAAATCTGATTCTTTTAATTCTACAAAGTTATTATCTTTCTTATAATCATAATAGATATCTTCTCTAAATTTATCCCACTCTTCTTCGGTACATACACCTTTCAAAGATAATTGAACACGTAATGCATGGTCAAATAATTGAGAAAACTTATTGCGAAGTCTATTAATAAACTTATTAAATCTTAATTCATCTCTGGTTAATTCAGTTGTTCTACCAATACCTGCCATACCACCACCTTGTTGTTGTTCCATTCTTGAATACGGAACACTAAGTGATTGTAATAATTTCTTTTGAAAGTATTGAACATCTTCAATCTGACCAAGATTTTGTCCTGCAGGCAATGTTGTAATTTCTGTTCCTTTACCACCTTCTCTACGTGGTAACCAAAAATCTTCCAACATTGACATATGTTTACGATCATCTCTTAACTCACCAGTATTAGCATCATATACCATTTTGTTACGATACTTAGTCATAACATCACGCATATACTGTTCTGCTTTACCTTTTGGTAAATTACCTACATCAATATAAAATATTCTACGTTCTGGTGCTCTAGATAATCTATAGATAACTACAGCATCTTCAATCATTCTTAATTGATTGAGTGGTTTAATTGCTTTATGCAAATATGAAATAACAAAAGTATTCTTTGCATCCATCAATCCAGAATTTACACTAACAATAGATTCTGGTGCAATTCTTAATCCTTGAGATACACCTGCAGTATAACTCTGTGTAATAGTACCACGATCATTATACATGTAGTATTCAGCGATAGACTGAATAATCTCTGCACCTGTTTTTGGATCTCTTGCTTTTTTAATCTCACGAATTTTTCTAATCTTTCGTGGATCAACATATCTTAATTCTTTAATACCGTCTTTAGGTTTCTTTTCATCTAAAACAATCTGAAAGTAAATTCTACCATCAATAAACCAGCGTTTGTAAATATCATCTGCAAGATTGCTAAAGTTTAACA